AAGCTGTATTTCGTCAAACACTCTTATCTTGGGCTTGTCTTTGTATATCTGAAACAAAACACAAGATATTGGATCTACATTGAAATCCATTGCTATTCTAATAGGTAGGGAACTATTATAAGAAACTTGATTTACATTTTTAACTCTATCAAAAGCATAATAACAAGTTCCGTATTGTAAATTTACAAAATTACCATCAATATAACTACTGATTAATTTGTTATCATAGTTTTCATATAATGAATCTATAAAATCTTGTGGTAAGTATTTGTTGTCTGTAGTCTTGCCTTGAACTAACTCATATCCTGATTTAGGCTTATCTTTCCATAAATCATATACAAAGTTAAATCCTTCAGGTGTTGTGGTAATAAAGCCTGTCAAATTGTTTCCATCTCGTAGTCTTGATAGTCCCATCTTCCATGCCTTATCATCTTTAAGTAGTGCTGCCTCATCTATACCAAAACCTGCTAAATTAAGCCCTGCCCATCTTCTGTAGTTTTCTGCTGATCTTAATATAATGTTAGAATAACCATTTCTCCACTTAATAGTATACTTCATTTCTGATGCTCTATATTTAAATGAAAATCCTAATTGTTCTAATGTTTCTTCAAGTGTAGGTTGTAGTACATCTCTGATCATAGGAAATGTAGGTTCTGCTAATAGGATTGTTTTTTGTGGGTTTCTTCCTGCTTCTAATAATGCTTTAAGAACAAATGCTACTGTCTTACCACTACCATATCCTGCTACAAGTGCAGGGTATTTTGCGTTACTTCTTATGAATTGATTCTGATGTTTGAATACCTTAAATGACTTCAAGATCAAAGCCTTCTACAAGTTCATCTTCCATAACCATAGGATTCTCTGATTGTCCCAATACCTGTTTTCCAAGCCATATAAGCATAGTAACATTACCTTTTTTTGCTACTTCCCATTGTAGTTCTCGTAACCTTGTTTTTCCTGATGCTCTGCCTTTTGTGATAAATTCGGAATAACTCTTACGGATAAGAGATTCATCGCAACCATAAAATTGTGCTATTTCTTTGTTAGTACAACCGAACTCGGCTAACTCTTGTACCTTATTTGGAGGTATGTCATATTTTTTTGGACGAGCCATTTCTTCCCTTTATTAAAAATTTACTTACATAATACAATGCTATCTCATAAGGGTTTACTTGATGTTTAGCACTATACCTGTTTTTTCCTAAATTATGATATTCTGTATGACAATGTCTACATACAGGTATTGCTGTATAATGTTCCCTTAATGGTTTCTTCCTATCTCTACCCATACCTATTTGATCTATATGGTGTGGTTCTGTAGGTGTTTCTTTATAACATAGACTGCAATGTTTTTGTTCTCTCAAATACTGTAGATATTTGTGAGTATGTTCCATTAATACCTTGCTATCCAAGTTTTATTATGGAATTTTGTTAATCTTTCTCTTACAGGATCTGAATTTTTTACCTGTTTTATTCTTAAATCTAAATACTTTGGAGAATCGTCCCATATATAACCTTCCTCTATCATAGCATCTATTAGTTGTTTACAGCCTCCTACCAAATTATCATAATCTAATAGTCTTTTTCTCCAACTTACTATTTCAAGAGTAAAGAATTGTTTTTCTTCTGCTTTTGGGAATGCACCTAATCTCATTTGGTTTCTGATCAGGAGGGCATATTCTTGCTTGAGTCTACCTTTTGTAGCCCAATGTAGTCTGTCTAAAACATTTCTCGATTTGATTATTACATCTAAAATCATAGGTTGTCCTTATTCGTATATTACACAACATTTTACCACAATTACAATATTGGATATAAAAAACATAGTAATTAACTTTATATTATGAAAAAACCAACTGATACAGAACTTATAGAACTTATAGCCCAAAACATACTTAATATACTCAAGAGATTGGAACATATTGAGATGACTAATGCTAACAATGAAGAAGTTTTAAGGTTTCTTGAAGATTTGTTTAATCCTCCAAGAGATTTAGTGGCTTCAGAAGAAGATGTTGTGGCATTCTCTAAAGAACTATACAAGCAGATATGTGATTATTGTGGTAAAGATGGGTTTAACTTTATGGGAATCGCTTAAAAGCCTCTTGCAATCTTTCTATTTCTTTATATTCTTCTTGAACTTTCTGCTCATGTTTTAAAGCATTATTTTTGTTTATAAACCTTTTACCATCAGAACATATCCATATTTGTGCTAATTCGTGTGATAACATAACTACTCCTTAAATATTACTACTGCTGACGGAAATGGCGCTGATCCGCTTCCTTTTTGTTTGCCTCCAAACTTCAACCTACCTTTAACAAACCTTACTTTAGCATGTGGAAATATATAATCATGCCAGTATTTTGTGTCTGTTCTTGCAGGTATTAAACAAACTACTGTTGCACCTTTTAATGATTCTTGGTATGCTTTTTTTACCCATTTAGATATTTCTCTACCGTATGGAGGATTCATAAATACTATTTCATTGCTCCAATCTTGAGATAAACCATCATCTTCTATAGTGTAATATTTTTTACATTTTGCAGATTCTTTTGTGCAGCAAGGATCCAATGTAAAACCAAACTCATTATTAAGTTTAATGTAAAAGTCTTGTGGTGTAGTCCATTCATTACTTTTGCTTGAAAAATGCACTTTCATTTAATCTCCTTTATTACAATATTGTTCTAACATATCTTCAAGTTCATATAGATCTCTTAATTCATTATCATACATTACATAGTTATCTAAATAGCCATTATTTTCTATTCTTTTTATTCTTTGTAGATCCTTCTTTCCAAACCAACCAATAACATATCCACTTTTCTTTTCTACATCTAATTGAACTGATACATATATATTTTTAGGTTTTCTTTTAAACTGCTTAACCATTTCAAGTGTTCTTGTATGATATTCTTTTGTTCTTGTTTTTACATCAACCAATAAACCATGAATTTTAAAATCATATTCATCAGCCTCTGTATGACTTGAAGAATCTTCTTGGAATGGTATTTTTGCTTCTCGGAGAAAGCATTTAAATATTTTCTCTCCTAATTTACCTTCATACATCTTTCTTTGCTTTGCATCTAATCCACCTTCATGAAAATCATGATTATCAGATGTAAAGGCTCTTGATTTATAAGCATAACCTATTGCTTCTTGAATCATTCTTTCAGGTATTATAACCACCAAGCACCACCTTTCCTTTTTTTATCTTTTTGGTATTTTTTCTTGTTGTAGTCTTTCATGCAAGGGCTGCAGTAGGTTTGCCTCCTGTGTCCTGCGTCTTGCCTACGATAATAATCATTAAGTGATTTTTCAATCTTACATCTTGGACATTTTTTAGATTCCATATTGGCTACCAAATAATGCCCTGATTTTAAACCTATATTTTGCTGTAATTGTAGATTTACCACTTAACATACCATAAGCAAGTGTATGGCTACAACCAAGTTTTTTGGATAGCCATACTGCATTGCGTTCTTCATTATGTATTATAAAATTTAGTTTTTCTCTAAAAGTTAAACCTTTTTGCTCTATTGATGTCATACATTCTCCTAAAATGGTATTGATTCTTCATTGTTTGTAGGTTCAACAGGTTTAGGTTCAGGTGCTTGTCCTTGTTCTGTTTTAACCATTTTTAATAGTTCTGCTGATATTTCTCTTGTGCAATATACTGTATCAAACCATTCTCCATCTTTATCTTGTTGGTTTGGCCTTGATACAAACTCGCCATTGATGCCTTCCATGATCTTAAAGCCTTTAATAGTAAAGCCTTCTGCAGTTAATACATCAAAAAAGCCTCTTAATTTACCTTTATTATATGGTTTCCAATTTATAACTTTCATTTATTTCTCCTTTTTGTTCTTCGTTACGAAAAGTGATTATTAAATAATAACCACCTATTATTAAATAATTATAACCCACAATGTCCTTCACAATCAAAGCCTTCAAATAAGGGTAGCTGCTTATCATCAAAATCTATATCTTCTAATGGTTTCCTTGATGTGTGTAAATACATATCTTTGTCCATACCATACTTTCTCCTAATTGCTTTATCTACTTCAACACTTTTCTTCCAAGCATCTCCATTTTCTTTCTGAAGTTCTGCCCAAAAACTATTTGAATGATAAGGACAAAATACACAAGATGATTTTACAGGTACAGGGAAATTGTTTTCTTTAAAAAAGTTAATACAGTCTGTTCTACTTAACCTATGATATATAAGTGGATAAAAATATTTAATATTATATAAACTACTGTCTTTCATTCTTTCAATTTCATCTGTTGATATACCAAGCCACATTTCAGTAGGTTTCATTCTTTTTCTTGGTTTTAAACCATGTAATTTTCTTGTGGTTTTTATTACAGGTGCTATTTTATATTCATAAGTACATTGCCTCATAGCAATTCCTGTTGGATCTGTGTGTGCAGGGATTTGTGGTACTCTTATATGCTGATCAGCACTTGTTTTAAGCTGATCAGTATAAATATTGTTATCTCTATTAACTATAATGTCAATTCCATTGTTTTTTTCTTTCCATTTTAGCAGCCATTTTAACATATCATAAGTTTTATAATGTTCTGCTTGTGGATCTGAAAATATAGCATAATCTGCTCTTGGTAATTTACAACCCATAGAACTCATTAAATATACAGCAGTTGATTGAACCCCCATACCAAGAGATATAACTTTTAAGTCTGCATTAAGATTACCTTTTGCATATTTTTTAAAAACCTTACTCATTATTCTCCTTTTAAGGTTATTTAATCTCCTATATAGTAGATTTAATCTACTGTATAGTAGATTTAATCTCCTGTGAATTTATCCAATATATAATTATATAATGGGTGTTTGTTTTTGTCTGTTGATCTTGGTACTACTGCACCAACTTCTTTTACTTCAATTTTATCTTTTGGCTGCTCTGCCCTTATTACCATTCCTGCTTCAGACAATGCCCAATGTGCCTCTGAAATCCAAAAGCATCTCTCGCATTCGTCGCCTAATTGACATTGTTTATAATGTCTTTCTTCAGATTCAATCATGTTTTCCCCTTATTTAAACCAATCAATTATATAATAAACTATAAAATACCAAAATAATACACCTATTATAAACATACCTAAATAAACAAAAAAGTTAAACCAATTCATTTTTCCTCCTGTTCTTCTACTATGTTTTTTAAGGCATAATTTAAAAAATCATTCAGTTTTTTTAATAGTTTAACATCTAAATAATCTAATTCTATCACATCTTCAGTTGCAGTTGATATAGACATCTCCCATTTTGAAATTTTCCCATTGTTCCAAACTTTAAGTTGTAAATGTCCACAACATTCGCCAATCTCATCATTTCCAAATGTGTCTATAAATTTTGCCCTTGTAACAGGATCATAGATTATTTTTCTACCATTATAACATATAGTATCGGTTTCTACACATTGATAAACAGCATTAGTTGTTTTATATAAATCTTTAATAGTTGGTTTTTTCATTTTTCTTCCTCCAAATATATATTAAATTCCTGATTATATTTATATGGCTTTTCAACCACATCTATTATTACACTTGCATTCCAACCTTTTTCTTCGTCTAACCATCTTAAAAAAAATATAAAGGTATCTGTATCTACTTTGTTCATTATATCCATTATAGTTTATCCTTTATGCTATACTTAATAGCAATGTATAATTCTGCTACTAAAATAAAAAAGATTAAAAATATTGCAAATTGAAATACTACTATCATAAGATCTCCTTAAAATAACTTTGTTTGTATTGTTGGTTTGTAACTTGCATCATATCTTTTGTTTTGCCCTTTAGGATATGGCTCTATATTATATTTTAAATTTTTTAACATATTCTTTTTTTGTGTTTTATTGCCTAAAAACATGATATATCTATGTTTGCTACTTCTAAATTTTCTATTTTGTGTATAATCTATGTTTTTGTTATAATGTCTGCTATGTTTGTTATCTTCAAAACCTATGTCTGTTCTTTCTTTTGTAGCACCTGTATAAATCCAATTAGTTGCCTGATATATATAACCATTATGATTTTGTTGTGTATCTGAATAACTTACAACTATTTTAGGTGTTGGTAACATTTTTAGACAATTACCTAAAAAATAAGATGTTAAATTTTTAGTATTATGATCATTTACACAAAGCCTATTTAATTCAATTATTTGACTTTTATAGTTTATACCACAAACACCAATACATAAAGAGTTTGATGCAGGGCTACCAAAAGTGCAAACACCTATTAATACCTTATCTTCAAATAAACCAAAAGCATAAGATATGCTTGGTATTCTTTTAGCATAATGCTTATGTAATAACCAATCATAAGTTTCTCTTGAATCTATTGATTCTACTTTATATTTATTTTTAATTGTCATTAATCTACTATTTTAACATACATAGGCTTCCAAGATACACTACCTAATTGTACATCTGTAAAACCAAGTGATAAAAACAATACTACTGCTAATAAAAATCCTATTAAAAAACTTTTAATGTCCTTCATTTAAAATCTCCTATTCTTATTATTTTATGTGATGTGTGATTAATTGATTCTATTTTAAAATTTTTTTTAGATCCTTTTTTCTTTCTTACACGAGAAACTCCATGACAATTAACCCTCCACAACCAACCTCCTTTTATAACTTCTTTTGTTCTATCATGCACTACTATATATTCTCCAACTTTTAATTTTCTTAATTGTTCAATACATTGGTGTTTATATATACCTTTGTTTCCACTATAAAATTTACCTTTAATTTTATCATAACAAGTGTTACACATTTCTAATTCTTTATCTTTTAGTATTGATGATGTATAAGATTTAAATGGTTTAAAATTACTACAATATTTACATATTATTCTTATTTTCCCATTGTGTCCTACACTACCATTATAATCACATTCTATAGACATTTATTCTCCTTTTCCTATTACTTTTGTATTACAACAACTACTATCTAATATTGGTTTCCATTTATCTAAAAATACTGTAGATCTACATTTGCTGCATTTACCTAATCTTGCATTTCCTGTTTTATCAAGTGGAAATTTATCTTCTAAATCTTGTGTAGGTTTAGAATTAAAGCCTCTTTTAATCCAAGTATTCCATCTCATTTTAATATTAAATGTTTTGTAAAATTCTTTTTTAAACTTCTTACCACCATCATTGTATTCTGTATAGTAATTCATAAAGTTCTCATATTCATCATGTTCTGCAGGTAATAGTTCTTCACATTGTTTTTTAAATTCATCAATCCTAGTATATATATCTTTATTTATTTTATTACCTTTATTACTATGTATTTGTTTGATATTTGTTTGATATTTGTTTTCAGTTTGTCTTTTTTGTAACTCATTGAATTTTAATATAGTTATCATAGTTGTTTTTGAGTTTGTTTTTACTGAAATCATTTCTTCTTTTTGTAGCAATTTAAAGAAATTTAATAACTTTGTATTTCCCCACTTGAATTGTTTCCTTAACTTTTCTTGGCTTCTTAATATTTGTCCTGATTTAACATTATATATTTCATTACCAATATTAACCTTCTGATCAGAATAACTTGTTTCTTTCAACAACCATAACCAAGCCTCTAACCTTGTATATTTACCTTTAGGCTTTAATATAATATTATCAAAGATCTTTCTATGTATGCTAATCCAACCTTTGTTCATAAATTTCCTATTTGTTTTCTTTGGTATAATAACTGTTAGCACACCATTCTCTACAATCCCAAGTATCATTCAAATCTCCATCAATCAATGTTGTTAAATGATGAGATGTGTGGATTATAACATTTTGTCCTGTAAAGAATTTTGCTATATTTTTTACTTTATATTTTTTGTTACCATTTTTTAATGGAGATTTTCTAACCCAACCATTTCTTTTTAAATACAATCTATATGTTTTTGTATCATTAGGCATAAAACCAATTTCTTTAGCCACTTCAAATAAACCATCTCTTACAACAAGATAGTCTTGTTTAGTACCAATAGAAATTGCCCTTACAACACAATCTCCCGCCATATCTTTTTTTAATTTAGTAGGATAATAATTTTCCCTACCTCCATGATTTTTTATAAATTTCATATTTTTCCTTTTTTTATTTAACCAATTAATTCTAATTTAATAATATTAAAGTTACCAAACAACAAAAATCTTTATTTATTTATTATTATAACGAGAAATTAAATTATTTTAAACTTTTTTTATTATTTGCTTGTTTAAGAACTTTAAATGTTATACCTTTTGTTATTGGTTAATGATAATAAACATAAAGGAAATAAAAAATGAAATTAACAGAAAAACAAATTATAAATATATTAGAAAATAAACTAATAAATAAATGTACAGAAGCAGAAAAAAAACAAGTATTTGAATTTGCTTTTGGTAGTGCTTTTATTAAATCTAATGATAAAGGTAAATTAAAAGAATATAAAATATAACAAATAAGGGGAAATAAATGAAATTTCATGAATTATACATACAACCTAAAAAACCAAATCCACAAAAAATGGTATATTTATCTGTTAGAATTGATGGACACACAAAAACTAAAATTAATGCTAATATAAAATTTGATAACAAACAAGGAGAAATAAATGGGTAAAGATAATAAAGCATTACCTACAGTAGATATTAAGGGAAAACCTTATGTTTTAACGCAACATAGACTATTAGAGTTTCATAGATTATATCCAAATGGCTCTATAAGGACTGAAATTACATCAGATTCGCAAGATTCTGTAGTAATGGTAACAACAATAGTCCCTGATGTAAAAGTGCCTGAAAGAGCATTTACAGGAATTGCCCAAGAAACTCGTGGATCTACATTCATAAACAAAACATCTCATTATGAGAATTGTGAAACATCATCAAGAGCAAGAGCATTATCAAATCTTGGTATAGGTGTAGAAGAATCTTGTGCAAGTGCAGAAGAAGTTGCAAATGCAGTTATTCAACAAACAGAACAATCAACTATTAAATCAATGGAAGATGTGATAGTAAAAGTTAATAATGCTTTTAAAAAACACTCTCAATGGCTTCCAATAGCAGTTGAATGTAAAGTTTGTCAACCTAATGCCTTTGAAAATAGTTTAAAAAAGATATTTGATGCACAATCTATACATCAAGCAAAAAAAATAGTAGAAAATATAGAACAAGCATTATTAAATTACTATGAAGAATTGCTTGAAAACGAACAATACAAAAGAATGCTTGAAGCAGAAAAAGAAAGACAAGCAAAAGAATCATCTAAAAAAGGGGACTGATTTATTTCCTTTCTTATCATCTAACCAATGCACACAAAGGTTAGTCCCCTTTTTCCCCTCCTGTGAGTAGAAACAAAAAAGCCCTCTTAATTGAGGGCTTTTGCTTTTTATAAATCTTTTTGGTTACCAAGTTTCTTCTATGTCTACTGAAAAAGAATATAAATTAGGTGCTTTACTTGTTAGTGTTAGTGAATGCTTTTTAAATCTTGCTATAACAAACTGATCAGGATTATTGTTAGAATCATCTATTTGCAGCATAAAAGGTAAAGAACCACCTAATGTTGGTGTCCATACCCTTGAAATAAATGTATTACTTTGTAAAAATGGATTATCAATGTTTGAATCTACTATATCTAAAGCATTGTTTGATTGTTCAAGTTCTGCAAATAAATCTGTATCACTTACAGAATCCCAAGTTAATTTCCAACTTCTTCTACCTGTGTTACCTAAATTTGTTTTAGAATCTTCTATAATCATATTAGTATCATCAGGAACAAAATTATCTTCATAATTCCATTGTTCAAAAGGGTTTCTACCTGCCCATAATGGATTACCAATATAATTCATATCTGATCTTGTGTGTCCTGCTTGTGTTTTTTTAGATTTAATACCATCAAATTTTCTTAATATAGATGCTTTTAATTGTGGGTTATGTGGAGGACTCCAAGTACAACCCATTAAAAAACTACCTATATAATTCGCTGTATCATCTGCTGTTCTCATTGATGTTATTTTTATACTTGCAGGACTTAATATGTGAGTGTATGTAAAAGTTGCTAAAGAAAAACCATTATGTTCAATCGTAAGGGAAGCATTTCCAAAATTAATATTTTTATCAAACACATAGGGAGAAGCACCAAGAACAGAATTGTTTGATTGAACAAAAGTCGTTTGATTGCTTAAATTGTGATTTAATAGCCCTATAAAATCAACAGGAATTGTTGGGAAGTCTTTATCTGATTTAAATTCAACAAATGGATCTACTGTACCTGCATTAAAAGTTTTAATTATGCTAATTGGATTTAAATATAATAGATCTTCAAAAGTTCCACTATAAGTATGTGCATTTAAATCAGTATCATATAATTCTTGGTTTTTAAAATATTCTGTTTTACCTACTGCGTGTAGGTATGACATCATATCAATATAAAATTTTGGTTTCTTTAGTTCCTGATAGCCCATTACCATACCTCGCTTATACTAAATGATATTGAATACATATTTGGTGCTAATGTTGAAATGCTTATACTATTTCTATCAAAAGTGCATACAGCAAATTGATCAGGATTATTATTTTCTGTATTTGGTTGAAATACAAACGGAATTGTTCCCCCTAAAGTAGGAATCCATAATCTACTCATAAAATTATCTTCTTGTAATATAGGGTTGTCATATCCTTTTTCTGTAAAGTTTTGTTCTGAATTATCAGGGTATGTTTGAGTGCCATCAAAACTATTCCAATTTGTTTGCTCAAGTGCTGCGTGTAAATCATAATCTGCAATATGGGTAAAACTTATTGTCCATTTTCTTCTGCCCAATCTACCAAGATTTGCTTTATCGTCCTCTATAAACATTTGTTGTTGTGTTGAATCAGGATTTTCATTTGGTGGTGTAGTAGCAGGATCAGATGGATATTTCCATAATTCCCAAGCATTATGTCCACTCCATAATGGATTACCTAAATAATTAACATTATGATGAGAAAAGCCACCTTTAGTTCTGCTAACCTTGATTCCATCAAACTCTCTTGACATTGTAACTTTTGGATCTATGTTTGGTGTCCAAGTTTTACCAAAAAAATAACTACCCATATATCGTTGCCCAACATTACCTATATAATCATAAAAATAAGCATATAATCTTTTTGTATCTGTAGTAGTATAAAAAGGTGTAGATATTAATTTAATAGAAAAACCATTATGTTCAATGGGATCTAACCAATTTACTAAATTATTTCCTTGTCCAAAACCCCATTCCGATACAAGGTTAGTCCAACTACCACCTGTAAATGACATACCTTCAAGATTATGATTTAAACAAACTAAACAATCTATTGGCAATACAGGAAAAGTTATTGCTGTGTGACTCCACCAATAATCTTCATAGTTAAATATAGTATCTCCACCATAATTAGGTGCATCTTCTGTAAATTTAATAACACTTGATGTATTACAATATAACAAGTCTGCCTTTTCTCCATAATGTATTTGTTCAACAGCAGGATTGTCTGAATGTTCACTATCTTTGCGAGTAAAATATTTTCCATGCCCTGTTGCGTGTAAATAACTCATCATATCAACAAAAAAACGAGGTGTTTTAGGTATTTGATTATTAGCCATTAATAACCACCCCCTGTGCTTGGTGTACTTGGTGTACTTGGTGTGCTTGGTGTAGATTGGGTTGCCATTTTTGGTTGTTTTCTAATAATTTTATCGCTTCCTCTTTGTAAATGTTTTGATGCCTTGCTATGAGTTTTACCTGTCATTGCATAACCCATATCAGAATGAACATGATAGTAACCTTTATAATCTTTTCCATTAAGTGTATATTCGCCACCTTTAGTGTGTAAATTCTTTTGCATTTGAATATTAACAATGCCAATATTTGATTTTTGGTATTGACTTTTGTATTTTTGCCCAAATATTTTAGGTTGTTTTGGTTTTGATATGTTGTTATGCTCTAAAGAATCCCAAGTATCAGTTTTTTCTGTCATTCCTTGCATTTTGCTATCTCCCCAAAGAATCTTTTTGTTTGCTACTGTAATCTGAACTCTTTCCATTTGTTTTGTTGCACCTAAACAATTCCTAACATTTAAAACACCTTCATAAGTAAATAAATCAAATCCATTTTCTATAATATTTGTACCAAAATTGACTATTAATATTTTATTGTTACCTGCTCTTAATGCCCAACCTTCAGGAAGTGTTGGGTTAATATATACTTCTCCTGAATAAGTAATTTCTATACCTGCCAATTCAGGATATTGATTATATAATCTAAATTTACCATCTATTATTTCTGCTCTAATTTTTTTCATTATCCTTGCCCACTTGTTATTATGTCCATTACTGCTATTATATCTAAAATGTTTAATCCACCATCTTGATTCATATCTCCTGTATCAACAAAGTAACCAAGTTCTTCTTCCCAATCATCATCAGCCCAAAATTCTTCAGGATCTAAAGTTCCTAATATAAAATTAACCATCATAACAACATCTAATATATTCACAACACCATCTTGGTTTACATCTCCTGTTGCTTCAGTTGTTCCACCTACATTATACTCTTGTCTAAAATCACGGATTAAAATGTTACCTTCTTCAGTAGTTATCCTTATTTTACCAAAATTAGGAGGGTAAGTATAGTTTTGTGCTTTTGTTTTAATAATACAATACCCTTGATTATTAGAAGCATCTCCTGCTGATACAGTAGAAAGTTCAAAATTATCAGTTTCTTGTGAATATGTCCCAACTTCTCCATCTACAATATCAGCAATTTCTGCTGTCCAAGTCATACCATTAGGGTACTCAAATGAATAAGGGTTTTGATATATGTTTAATCTTACACTGTCATCTGCATACCAACTACAAGCAAATTCTCCATTTTCCCACTCTACATTAAAATATTCAGAAAATTCTAATTCAGGTTCTGAATATGCAGATTGGTAAGTATATGTAACATTATCTCCATTTCCATTATATACGTTCCCATCATCTATTGTATCTTCAATACCATCTTCTGTAAGTGGAGGAACAAAACCTTCATCATTGTTATAACCCTCAATATACCATGATGGTAAACCATATTGTAATCTATGTAATTGTTGTGCTATTACATCAATTTTGTTTGCTTTCTTTTTAATTTCTTTAACTATAAAAAATGGATATACTAATTGCCCACCTTTTACTTCATATGTCCAATATTTATAGCCAAATGCAGTTTCATCTGATAATTGACTTATATATACTACATCTCCTGCTTCAAGATTTAAAAACTTTGTTGATAATTCAAGTTTAACAATTAGTTTTTGATTAATAGATTCCATCATTTTATACTTTTTAAATTCATTAGCAGTATAATCATCTCTAATATATTTAGCCTCAAATTGTGTTAATCCTTCTTCTGCTGTTTTTTGGTATATATCATTAAGGTTGTAAACCCATTCAGGGTTAGTGTCTTGGTATAAATCGGTTGTTAATCTCCAATATGAACTATATTCTCCTGTTTGTGTTTGTATTGGAGGTTCTATTACTTTTTTAAAATCATTATTACCATAATCATAATGATATAATAATTTAAGTTGATCATAAACATCATCAACATTAGTTAATTGAAAACTAAATTTTTGAACATCAGGTGCATAAATTCTATATTTTGTATCACTCATATTATAAAATGATTTCATAGGATTAAAAGTAAATGTACCATCTGCTCTAAATTTTGGGAACATTTTTGTATTAGTAGCAAATTCTTCTATTAATTCTTTTACTTTCATTTGCTTTGTTAATGTAAAAGCCATTCTCCAACCCTGATGTATTGATTGTGTTAGGTGTAACATTTCTTCATCATAATAATCAGAATTGTAATCTACTTCTGATGATAGTAAATGTTGTACAATTCCATGAGGTGTTTCTACCATACCACTAACATTAACTTCAGGAATATAAACAGAATCGTCCCAACCATTAGCTGTGTAAAATTCTTGTATTTTTGTTGCTGCTTCACTTGGTTGAAATCCTTGTTCCCAACCTGATTCTAATAAGTGCATTCTTATAAAGTTTCTTCTAAATGACTCTGTAGGTGTTACCCTATGTACATCTTCTGTAAAAATTATAAAAGGAGTGCCTGTTTCAATAGTGCTATTATTATCAAATTGCCCATCTTCATAAACATTTGTTGTTCCATCAAAAAATATAACCCACATTTTATTTGGTGTGATTTGCATACTTTCAATTAGATCTTGTGAAGTCATATCATCTCCACCATTTACAAGCCACCCTGCTTGTCCTCCTGATCCACCTTGTGAATAGCCTAAACCTTCAGCATAGTCATATACATCTTCAACCCATTCAGTTAATGTTTCTGTTAAAAATGAGTTAAATGGACTCCAATTAGTTAAACCTTCTGATAATCTTCCGTATACATTTGCATACCAAGTTTTTTCGTGTGTATTTTCTACAAAAACATCTTGTATAATGTGCATATAATTTATAGCACCACAACAATAAGCAAGATATTGTATATCTACTTCTTTTTGAACAATTTGAGGCATACCTAACTTAATTGATTTAAATTGATTAGGTGTATTCCATTCATGTATAATGGTATTTTCAGGAAAACTCCAAGCATTTATAAAGTTAGTTCCTGTTGGATTATGACGAGTAAATTCTCTTGTGTTTAATTGAAATCCCCCATCTTCTCCTCTAATATGTTGTTTATTGTGTGGTAAAAAAGATGGAAAAGAATGAATTTCTCTTGCCCAAGTTTCTTCTGTATTATAATTAGAATGAGTATAATTTGGATTTGGGTGTTGAGGTATACTTTCGCCTCCCCACAATGCACTTGCCATATTATATTCATGAACACCTGTACTACTTAATTGCCAATTCCACCCACTATATGCCCATATATCTGCAATAAACCAAGTAATACATTTAGAATTAGTTTCAAGTGGATCTAAAACAAATTCCCAATAAACATAAGCACCATCTTCTCCTACTTCAGATTCTTGCCTCCCATACCAACCTAAACCTCTATTGTCGTCATTTTTTATAGCATCTTTAAAATCATTTGGTTTAACAAGTCCGTAATGACTATCCCAATCTTCTGTTTCTCCAAATACCTCATCATCTAATTCATCACAACCACCATTCCAAAGATCATCATCAGGAATCCAACTGCTTGGAGGATTTGTTATTGAATTTCTATTATCTGAAGAAAAAGGAAATATAAAAGCATCTCTTGAATACTGATTATCTGCGTCCCACATATTTTGATACCATCTTGAAGGTGCATATCTTACTTCTTCATTATTTACACTACCTGCTTCAGTTGATAGTGCTGCACCATTTTCAAGATTGAGCCAAGGATCTTTTGTTAAATCACGAACTGCAAAAAGTTGCCCACCTATTTTGTGTCCTACTCCACCATTGTCTGAATATGATTCTCCCCCTGATATTGCTCTTGATCTTGCTTTTCTATGCCCTTTAATTTGTGTTATTCTTCTTAACACTCTACCCATTGCAGGGGATTCATAACCAAATACCCTAAAAATTTCTTGTTGTGCTTGTGTATATAATGGTGTTGCAATAATTTCACTACCAACTACTTCAAACATTTCTCCTGATATATCTTGTAAAAAATAAAACCATTGCCCATAATCTTGTGGTATATTATTTAATATATTAATATAATCATCGCCATCTTTTAAATATACTGCTGATTGTTCAGGCATTTTTTCTTGAACTACAGTAGGATAATCTGTTAATTTTGATTCTGATACAATTTTAGATACAGGTTCTGTATCAACAACAAATGCTGTAACTGATTCTACACCATCTTCAGTAGCTAAAATATTATCAACTTTCTTTTTTAAAGGAGATTTAGTTACATGGCCATACACCATTGGAAAAGGTGTTAATCTGTCTTGTTTGGCATATTGATCTTCATCAGGTATTAATTCAGGTATTAGTTTATCTAAAGTTAATTGAGATATATCTTCTACTGATAATTTAATGGCTGTTTTTGTTTGTGTAAATCTTGTGATAGTGCCTTGATTGATCATAGAGCAATCTTCTAATGTTTTGCAAGATTGTGATTTCCAATATATTCTAACAGCACAATTAATAACATCTTTTATGTAACCTGAAAACTTTCTACCATGAAAAGATACATTGCTAATAGTTAAACCTGAACTTTGAATACGATATTGTTTGGTTGTTAAATCTAAACTTTCTTTAATATCAGGTATATTCTGTAGTAGTGGTTCATAATAATTTCCGTCAAAATGTATGTTTTGAGTTGATAAAAACAACTTATCATCATCACTTACACTATCTATAGTTTCAAAAGCATCTGCTCTTGTATTTTTATAAATAACTACTAAAGGTACTACACTTTGTCTTGTATTACCTGTATCGGACTTAAATATATCACTTATTTCTATTGACATTATCTAAAATCATATCCTTGTCTTATTGATTCTTTTAGTTGTTCTACTAACTCATCTTCTACAAAATCTTTACTCATAACATTACCTGTTATTACTATTTGCCCTTGTCCTTGAGGACCATCAACATTAGGTCCTTCAAGTGGTGTAATTTGCACTAACTCTGCACCTGCTTCTCCTGCTATGATCGGTGTTGCTCCATCTACCACTTGATTCATACCATATTCTGCAAATTGTGCTGAAGTTTCTTGTCCTCCACCTTTTAAATCTGCTAATGCTTGATTTAATTGTTGGTTAGATTGCGATGCTTTACCTACTAATACAGCACTTGCTGCTATTGCTTTTGCAGCAGTTAATGGATCTGATGGTGCAGGACTTGTCCATATATCTATTAAACCTTTAGCAGTATTTGCTTTAATCATTGCTTTTTGCATTTTAATTTGTTTTTCTTTACCATGCCCACCTGCAGCAATAAGAGAAGATGCACCATCTAATACTTCTTGTTGTATATTGTTTTCATCTTTTGCTACTTGTGTTGAGAATTTTTTAACACCTTTAGCGAATTTAGCAAAAAACCCTAAAGAATTTGTGGTAGATACTGCTGTTTTTTTCTCTATACTACCAATTGCATCTGCTAATCCATTAATTTGATTTACAATTTCTTGTTTTTTTTCTTCTCTTTCTTCTGTTGTTCCACCTGAAAGTATATCCATAATATTAGCTTCAACAAGTTCTTCTCTTAAAGCCATCATTCTTTCCATATAAATAGATTTTACTGCCTCTAATCCTGCTGATATTTCTTCAGCAGATGCAGTAAATTGGGTTTTATCAGGTAATATACCTTCCCACATTTTCCCTGAAGGCTCAACTTCTATTGTTGGTACAAATGTTTTTAAAGGATCAGTGCCATCTTCAGGAGGGTCTTCTCCCCCTTTTCTTTTATCTTCTACTTTACCATATTGTTCTTCTAATTTTTCCAATTTTTGTATTTCAGTATCTATTATTGCTTGCATTGAATCTGCCATGCCTTGATTAAATTCTTTGTTTGTTTTGTATTGATCCAATACTTTTTGCATATCTTTTATATTTTTATTAACAGCAAGGCTCATTCCTTCATAGCCACCTTGCATAGGAATTAATAATTCGTTCATAAAATCATTATACCAATCAGGATAAGCGGGTGCTAAAATATCTTCTCCCATTTGATTTGCTTTTGCAACTAATTTATCTATCCAATCTGTTTCAGGAGCAACTTCATAAAAACCTTTTAAAGTAGTCATTGCTTCAGTTATGATTTTTTTATATGTTTCAGGCTTCATTCCAAGTTTATTAAATTCTGTATTAGTTCTTTGAATTAAATCTATTTGCCCTTGCATAAATTTAGCAATTTCAGTATTACCACCTGAATCTAAATAATCATCAACCCTTCCCTGTAACTCTGTAACCATTTGTGTTTGTTCTTCAGCAACTTTACCTACTATCTCATATTGTTTTTCATATATTTTTTGTAATTGATCTTCTGCTGCAGCAAGTTTTAATCTTTGATTTAATAAAGCTATTTCTTTTTGTCTTTCAAAGTTTGCATCTTCAAGATTTTTTACTACTTTTTCTAATTCAATATTTTCTCCGTCCATACCACCAAGCAATTCAGGATATTCTTTTCTAATTCTATTTAATGCTTGTTGGTATAAATTGCTACCTTTTTCTGCATCGTCAAGTTGTCTAACAAGCATTCCCATTTCTGCGTTTTGTTTATTTAAAGCTATTATTCCTTCTTGTATCGGATCTTTTGCTCCCCCTAATGTATCTGCCCAACCTTTCATAGTTTGAGTAGCAGTTTTAACAGCAGGTAATAATTTTTCTCCAAAACCTGCAGCTAACATATCTATTGAGTCCATCATATTAGACATATTTCCTTCAAATGTTTCTGCAAGTGCATTAGTAGAACCTGATATACCTATTGATGGATCTTCCATTGCATCTATTAATGCAGTTCTAAATTCAGGTAAGGTAAGTTTAGTAATGTCCTCTATGCCTTTAAATGATTTTATTAACTCTAATACCCCTCGTTCTCTTAATACATCTGCAGCACCTGCACCACCTGCAAATGCTCTACCCATTGCGTTTGCTGCTTCTACTACATCTACACCCATAAATGCCGCTAAATCTGCTACACCTTTGATGTTTTTTTCTGCGTCCATACCAAATGCTTTAAGTGCAGCACCTGCTTCTACTACTGATTTAACTGCATAAGGAGTTGTTGAGGCAACTTTTGTAAATTCTCTGAATGCTTTTGTACCTTTATTAACACTACCATACATAGTTATTAATCTTGTTTGTAATTTTTCAAATTCCCCTGCTGTTTTTATTGCGTGAACACCCATTGCAACAATAGCAGTACCTGCTATAGCCATACCTGCTTTTAATTTTCCTGAATTTTTTGCTAATATGCCTTGACTCTTGTCAAGTTTATCTACATCTTGTTTGGTTTTTTTGACACCTTTAGAATTAAATTCTAATACATATTTATTTTTTATTGCCATCTTTTTTCTTTCTTTCTTTCGCTAAATACTGAATGCAATGTTCTTTTTCAGCACTATATATTAAAAACTCATCTACTACACTTGCAGGTGTATGTTGTACTGTAGAATATAAAGGTGTATTAGATTCTAAAGAATATTGAACTTTTTTAATTCTATTTTGGATTTTAGGATCATAAAAGTTTGCAGGGTTGGAATAAAATAAATGTGAAACAAATAAAGACTCTCCAATAGGATATTTGTTAAATGATTTATCATAGCATCTACATAATTCTTCATAAACATCTTCTATATTATTAAATTCTATTTCTTTGTTTAAAGTTAAACTTCTTGCTTTGTATGGGAAGGTTGTAAAATGTTCTACCACTTCACAACCCTTATAATAATACCATACATTTAGTCTAAATAGAATTTCATCTACTTTTTTTTGTTTAAAGCATCTCCTATAACTCTGAATAATTCCATAATTTCTTCATTAGAAAATTCATTAATCATCTCATCTGTCATATTTGTTGCTACTCTAATACATTGTACCATATTGGTAAAAAATTTAGAGTTATTTTCTTTTGATACTTGCATCATCAAATCCATAAGTTGGCATCTCTCATCAAGATTTATATCTTTTAGACTTACTTCTCTTTTAGATTCAACTTTGCCATCTCGCTTAATTACAAGATCTATCTTTTTTTCCATGCTCGTTCTCCTTGTTTATTATGCTATTGTAATACCTAACATTTTAGTTGATGATGATATATCGTCTGCACCTACAACTGTAAATGGTATTGTTTCTGTTAATACAGCACCACCATTATCAATAGATGGTTCATTTAAGAAACATTTATCAAGTGCAATTATAAAATCACTATCTTCAGTAATGTTAATATCTACTGTATTACTATCATAGAATTTAGCAAGTAAATCATGTACATCATCATTTCTTATTACAGTCATAGAACCTGTAACCTCAAATCCACCTGTCATAGCATAACCAAATGGTGCAAAACTACCATCTGTTATATCTGCATAATGGATTCTTTCAATACTTCTACTTACTGATAATTCCCAAGATTGTATTACAAGTTCTTCTAAAGCACCACCATTAATACCTGATGTTCCACTTGCTAATGCTCTTATGTTTTTAGGTGTTCCTGTATCGTATGCAGGACTTGTAATATCATCTGCACTATAATCAGGCTGAAAACCTGTTGCCCAATTAATAGTACATACAAGTTCTCCACCTTCAGATCCTATATCTTCTGTTAGTGTAAATCCTGTTGCTACACACCCTTGACATACCATATTATGATTTGCTGCATCTGCACCACCCTCAATAAATCTAATTTCAAAAGTATTGCATGATGAAGGGCTATCTACCCTATATGAAGCAGTTGGAAAAGTATAATCATTATTTAATGCTGCTTCACTTGAAGCATCTTCAAATACGGCTTCTGTTGCTAATAATACTGATACAGGTGTTCCTCTTAATACTGTATCAAATGTCCACATTTTAGTACCTTGAGCATGGTGTCCTTGACTTGCAGTCATAGTAAATTGTCCTGCTCTTTGTGCAGAATATTCTACAGGTACACTTGCTTCAGGTATTGTGAATGATGTTGTTTGTAGTTTTTTTAAACCTGCATCATCAGGTTGTGTACCCGGTGTTGCTTCTTTTTGATACCATACACTTACATTTTGTGATGGAAAATAGTTCTGTGCTTGTGCCATTATTTATCTCCTTCCGTAGTCTTTTTTGCTACTTTTTTTGGTTTTGGCTTTGGTTTTCCTACTTCCTGTAAAGTAGCAAATACTTCAGCAGGAATTGAATCAGGAGATGTTACCTCTAAAACACCACCTTCTTCCAATGTCTTAACTTTATGTACTCCAAAGTGTTTGTTTTTTAACTCTTTAAAAGCACCTGTTGCTTTAAGTTTCATAACTTCTCCTAATTGAAATGGTTATAGTTTGTTAGTGTTAATGTATATTCTATAATATACAAATTATCTTTATCTTCATTTTCAGCATCTTGTACATCATAAGTAATTTCATCTATACTTAATTCTGCCCAATTATCTGAATAAGTTTGCTTATCAAGTAAATGTTTTTTTAGCCTATCTGATTTTTTTTTAACTGATTCATTAATTCTTATTTGCGACATATCACATTTATGGTAATATCTTAAACCTACAGAATACTCCCTTATTTCGTAAGCATTTGATGTTTCTATGTTGTTACTTGAAGTAAGATTAATTCTAATAAATTCATTACCTCTATCAACAAATTTAGGGCTTATATATACATTCTGAAACTCATTATCCACATATTGCTTTAATGCTTCTTCAATTCTTCCAAATGCTACATTATCGTAGGTTACAGCCATTAATATCTATTCCTTCTTGGTACTATTTTAGCAACACTTAAATCATTTCTTATAGCATCAATAGATCTTGTTCCTTGAGAATTACTTTGCTTCATAGCATAATTTCTTACTTCTATATCCCATCTGTCATTGGTATTCATACTTTCCCCTTCAAATCTTACATATAATCCATTACCTATATAATCAAGTCCCCCTGTAACATCTTGCCCTGTTGTTTCCGTACCATATAAAGCACTACTATCTGATGTTTTTATAGAAAACTTTGCAGTTCCATAAGCACCACCTGTTGTGCAAATCAGTTGAATACGATCATATCTTATACCTGTCCATTCTCCATAGGTTTCTACTAAATTCATACTACCTGCATTGGTTACTTCTATAATATCTCCTGATGAATCAGTTTTATCAGTTTCAAAAGATAGTTTCCATTCTCCTTTGTTTAACTTATCTGCCATACCTGTTCCATCAAGATTTGTAATTTGTTCTTGTATAACCTCTGCTTGTTCAAAATCTCCACTTGCTCTTAATAGATTGACTGCCACAATATAACAAGTCATTTTAACAAGTATTGCATCATATTCTGCAGTATCTGAACTTGGTGTATCAGAATGAATAAAACTCTTTGGAATAGGGTTAGGGAAGCGATTATCAAGCATATTATTGAGTTCCATTGAGGCTCTATATAATTGATTGTTTATAAATGTCTGATAATCAGTTCCTGATTCAACAACATAATCATTAGGGCTACCTGTAGATGTAATTAATAAACATAAATCTAAATTTGTGTCATATACAAAACTTAAAGCAACAGGCTGTGCTGAACTTGCATCTCCAACATCTTGGCTTGTATCTATAATTTTATAAACAGACGAATCATTTGCGTGGTGTTGTGCTGCCGAGCCAAATAACCCTCTATTTGTAGTAGGTGTTGATACAGTAATTGTATTTGTGCTTTTTGATACTATTCTCATATATTCGTTATTAATTTTTATAATATCATCAGCATCAAAACCACTACCACTATCAACATCAAAACTTGTTGCGTCCATAGTTATTGAACCATCTAATTTTGAAGTTTCAGTTGTGTTAAAAGCAATCTTATCAACTTCTGCTCCGTCCCAATATAATTGTGAAACTAAACCTGTATTGTTAGAATAATAAATATCTAAATCTGTATCTCTCCAATTATTTAATCCTAAAGTCCAATTATATACAGGACTTTTATTATCACTACCTACTAAATGAGGGAAATAATCTCTAAAATTTAATTGCGTTGCATAACTAAATGTTGTTGTCGCCATCTATTTCTCCTATACGAATCCTAATATTTCTACTTCTGCATTTATTTTACTGTTGGTGGATCTACCTTTTATTGCAATAATACAATTTTCAAGATTACTATCTGAAACTATTCCACCACTTAATGCTGAACTATGATTTAAACTTACTGCAAATTCTGCGTTTGGTTCTGCTGTAAAATCAATTTCTCCTGTATGGTAATTAATCGTACCATTTGCAGCACCTAAAATATTACCTTTACCATCATCATAAGCAAAAACAGGCATATTAGTTTCTTCATTGTATGTGTCTTTGTCTATTATAGTATCATCAGGAAGTTTTGATGGTACTGCAGTTTCTACACTTGCTACTGCAGGTATAATTCCAACACCCCATAAATCTGTATCTCCACCTGAAGAATCTGATAATGCTACAGCACTTGTACTTGTTCTACTACCTGAAGTAAATCTTATATCTCCATTAACTATACCTACTGTTAATTTTTTGTTTTTTAAGTTACCTGATGAAGCATAATAAGCCTGATCAAATTGTGATTGTATTAAGTTTAAAAGTTTTCCTACTGTTAAATCAGAAGCATCTGTTGTTATATCTACATCATAAGCACTTCCACCATCTACAGCAACTTGAAATTGATAAGCAGTTGAAGCAACAAGTCCTGATTTACTTGATCCTGTAACACCACTTAAACCAAGTTCTTGATACCCTTGATTGTAAAATTTCATTGCAAATGAACCTCTTACTATTCCTGTTTTCTTGGTACTATCTGCTTTTCTTCCATGTCCTAACAAGTTTTTAGCACTATATCTACCACTTTGATTTGTTTGTGCTAATGTATAATCATCAAAATTTCCTTGTGTGTTAAAAAATGGAAATTCTACAGGTTCATCATCTGCTGAACCTGTTGTTGCTGTTGAACCATACATACCTCTTGTTACATCTAAATAATTGTTTGCTAAATCAGATTTATCTCCTATTGCAGTAACTTCCATAATTTCATCATCTACTCTAATTAAATCTCCTACTACAAATAAATTTGCTGTACAGTTAGCAGCACTTGTGTAAGGCTCTAAATAAACTCTTGTAGCACTTGCTGAATTTACAATTCCATCTGCTGTTGCACTATCCACATCTGCTAAACTATCTACTGCAAGTGTAGCATTGTGAGCTGCACCTGTTAAATTACTAACAGTTACAGCATTGGCTACTGAAGTTATACCATTACTACCTATTATAAATTGATTAGGTAAAACCATAAACTCTCCACCTGCTAAAAATTGTGTATACAAAGCATCAGCACTATATGTATCTGATACCCCATTTGTAGCAAATTCGTTTATATGAAATAGTATTTCAACACCAACAGGACTATTGTTTTTAATTACTAATAATTTTGCACCTTTAAGAATACTTGCGTTTGTTTTAGATAAACTTGCAAGTGATATGAATCCATCTGTATTATCTACTTTTGCTTGTGTTCTGTATACTTCTGTATATTGATCACTCATTAACATATCAAATGAATCACCTTGTCCTGTTTTAATTTGTAAAGTTGTGTTTAAATTTGCCATCTTTTTCTCCTAATCAAAGTGGTATAAAACCTGTGTTTGTAAAAATACTGTATCTGTGTTTGTTTCATTTTCAACAAAACAAGCAATTGCTTCTCCTGCTGATACAGCAGAACTATCTATAGTGCAATCTATTGTTTTTATACAATTCCTATCAACTGCTGTTGCTTGTCCGTTTGCAAGTAAAGTTCCCCCTGTTAATATTCCATCATTAGTTGCTCCTGCATTTTTCATTGTAAATTTATAAAGATGGACATTAATAATAGTATCAGTATCTGTTGATGTTGAAACTATAAACTTACAAGCATCTATAGTAGAGTTTACAGGAACTATAAATAATTTACATAAAACTTCATCTTGAGTTGCTCCTGCATTATAAGAAGTATCAGGATCTGTACCTGTTCCATTTGCAGTTTCTATATTTGAAAGTCCATAATGGCTGTCAGGTCTAGGTACAAAATGATGAGTACCTGATGCTGATGGTACTAAACCTCTTGCGTGAAACTCTAATATTTGACTGTTAGCAGGTGTTGCTGTTGATCCAACCTTAACTACATCATTACTTGTATCAACTGCGAATATTCTTGTACCTGAACTATTTTTGATTTGAAGTGCAGTTGTAGTATTATCATTTTGAGGTTGAATAGCAAATTGATCATCACTTATAGATACACAAGTATTAGTACCTTCTCCATCTTGTATTACAGTTAAAGAAGTAGATATACCATTTGTTTCATCTGATGTTTTTAATAAACTTTTGTATGTACTTGAAGGACTTTTGCCAACTAAACTTCCCATTTAAACTCCTTTATATTCCAAAACTGCTGTCCAAACTAAATCAAAAACTGCTGCTTCAGGTGTTACTGATATTGCAATTATATCTCCTGCAGTAAATACTGATGCACTTGTAAAATTAAAAGTATGTGCAACATCATCAACAGGCATTTCTTCTGTTATTGCTTCTGTAGCTAATACACTAGGAACTTCTGTTCCTTCAGATGACTTATGAAAACCTACAACAGTAGTTAAAGGAACTGATTCACTTCTTAATACTACTTTTTTTAAAACTCCTGCATAAGGTGTAACAAAAGCAACAAACTCATTTCTACCTGTAGTAGAAGTTATTTCTACATTATAACCTACAAGTGGTAGATAAAATTTAGTTGTACCTGTATTATAAGTACCACCATTTAATATGTGTAATGTAGGTTGTTTAAGTATAGAACCTGTAACCTCTAAATCTCCTACAACTTTAACTTTTGGTCTATTACTATCATCAGGGTAGGAAGTAGACATCTCTATTGGAGAAGTCTTACCACCTACCTTGATAGGCTTTAAATTATAATCTAATGGGCTATTATCGCCCAATGTTATATTATTAGCCATACGAGAACCCTACCTTCTCTTTTTAGTTTTTTTCATTTTTTTCTTTTTCTTTGGTGGTCTACCTACTTTAGATCCGTATGTTCCTTTTCCTTTAGGCATTATTTACCTACCAATTTCTTTAAGCCACCCCATACCATATCAAGTAATATATCATCATATTTGGTTGGGCTTAATTTTACTACTTTTTCTAATACAAAGAATACTGCTAACGCAATATCCCAATTTGCTAATAAAAATTCCATTATTTATTCTCCATTCTTATTTTGTTATATAAATAAACTATCCATAAAGCACCTATTACAATGCTTTGTATATCTGTTAATAAATCAGTATAATTCATTCCTATTGTTGCAAAAGAACCTACTGTTGTTTTTAAACTGTCTATCACTTCTTCTCCTTAATTTCAAAATGTGGGAAATCATCAAATCTGTTGTCTTGAACTTCCCAATCACTATCCCAATCTCCACCCCATCGAAGATCTATATTATACATACCCTTTGCAATACCTTTAACAAATCCTGCAAATAGTGTCATTCTCTCTCTATCTTTCCAATCTATTGGATAAGGAACAACATCAGCAGCAAGGCTTGGAAAAGAATTATGCCTACCATGAGGGTATTTAAGTTTTGTTTTACCTTCATCATATAATTTGTTTTGTCTTTTTTGATCTCTATGTCCTTCAATAACCGAACAATCAATATGTTTAATAACTTCATTGAATATATTTTGTAACCTCTGATCACAAGTTTTTAAGTTGTTTTTAGATCTTGTACCAAATCTTGGCATATTCACTCCTAATATAATGGGGAGAGCATCACAAGGAAGATACTGTAAAACGAGCAAGGAAAAACATAACTCCCCCCATCAATAATCACTCGTTCTTCCCTTTTTTTCCAAATATTTTATTGTAATTTTCTTGGTATTGTTTATCAGTTACAGGTATTCTGTAATGACTTCCTTTACCATTAGTTTTTTCTTCTACTTCAGACATTAATCTTCTATATGTAGAACTATATCAATATCATCTGCTGCTGCAAATGTAGGTGTTCCTGAACTTATTATACCTGAAACATAAACACTTGTAGAATCTGAATCTGCTTGTAAGAAAATGGGCCCTGCTGAAGTTCTTTCTGAATCAGCAACTGTTTCACTCCATCTTATTAGACTTACTTGATCAATCCCACCCATAAAAGCAACATCGCTTTTAAATCTACAAAAACCACACAAACCTATTGCTTCCATACTAGCATCACCTATATTAGCAGTTGCATTTAATGTTCCGATTGCAGTATTTTTTTCTGTAAATATTAAATCTAAATCATAAGTATCTCTATCTTGATCCATTATATAAGCATTAACAAGTTTAGAGCAACCACCTTTTTCTAATACTGCTCTTGGTATTTCTGTTGCTATAAATGCTACATCTCCTGCTGCATAAGCACTTGTATCAAGTGTAGGTGTAACTCTTATAATTCTTTTACTACTTCTGCTTACTCCATCTCTACTCATCTGAAGCCTCCTTTTTAGGTGCTTTTTTCTTTTTAGGTTTTGCTTTAGGTTGATCTAAAACTTCCATATCATATCTACCATCATTCTTATATGCTTCTAATCTTGCTTTACCTATCATAACAGGAACATTTAATGGCTTTCCTGATGGTACTTTATAACCTCTAAATATAACTTTAATATCTTTCATGTAATCTCCAATTTGAATATAGGGAGGCACGAAGCCTCCCCATATAGTATTAAACTACTTATCTTACCAAGCAGTTGTGCCTTCTTCAACAATTCCCCAACATTTAGTTTGAGAAGCATCTTGAACTAATTTAGCACCACCAATAGAATCTCCTATTAGTTTAGTTGCTAAATGATCAACTGAATACTCTGCTTGTACTCTTGGTGCTTGGCTGAAGCCATACACTAAAGCAGAATTATGCACTACGAATCCACCTAATACATTTGCATTATTTAATGCACCATCATCAGAATCAACTGCGTCATTGTGATTTGTAGATGTGATATTATTAGATAGAACTACATTCATGCCCATAACAGATCCTACTGAACCATTAGGTGCATCAGCGATACCTGTTTTAGAAATATGAATAAAATCATCTATTCTAAATAATGAAGCATATAAAGTTGGATTTAAAACAAGTGTACACTCATTTAAAGGACAATCATTTTCTAAAGCAACTTTGCTTATGTGTGCTAATGTTAAAGCATCAATAGTTTTTGCTACTGTATTACCTGCAATATTAATACACTCTGTTGTAAGTGCTAAAGCAGCCTCAACATTAGTATCAAAACCTAAAGCAAGTTTGTAACCAATAGAATCAGAATACATTGATAATAAATCAGAACTTGATTGTATTGCACCCATATCTTCTACCATAGTACCTGTAACATTGTGTGTAGTAAGTGCTAAACTTAATGAATCTTCAGTCGCACTTGTGTAATCAAATGCTACATGAGGTGCTTTTGCTACCACATTTGGAACATCTGCTACACTTGGTATATTAATTGTATCTCCACCACCTGCTGCTAATGATGATAAGTCTGTACCTACACTTGCAAGTACAAGGTTTTTCTTGAATGATGCTCTTACTGCATCTGTCCATAATTCAGGTATAAATACTGCTAATTCAGTATCTGCAGCCTGTGAGGTTGCTGTTGTCGCAAATCCTGTTGCCATAATTTCTCCGATCTTTGCCCTCTATCAACTGCAAGAGTGCCTTCAAGTAGGGCAATATGTTTTTTAATTTGTTATTTTGTATATGTCTTTAAAATATCTTTCCAATTAGATTTTTTAGCATCTTTAGATAGATTTGTCCAATCTGATACTTTATTACCACTCTTATCTCTTATAGGTTGAGTAGTATTTATTGTAGCAGGTTTAGGCTTCTGCCCTTTAGACAAATGCTTTCTTAATTGATCATTGCTTAAAGATCCATAAACTTCTTTGTCCTGATCATCTAATTGTGATATTAAGTTTTCTCTTTCTTTTGCTTCTTTTTCAGCATAAACATTAAGTTTTTCTTCGTATTTATTTACTTTAGAAATAAGTTCAGTATTTAATTCTTTATACTTACCTTGTTCTTCCATAGTTTTAACACGATTTGCTTCTTGTTTAGCCTCAATATCTTTTAATTTAGCTTCTAAATCTCTTTTTTGTTTAGTAACCTCATTAAAACGAGCATAAGGAATCGAATCAATAGTTTTAGTGTCGTTGTCTATTGCATCAACGGAAGGAGTGTCGTTTCCTTGAACGGAATCTGTTTTGACACCTTGATTGTCGGTGGTTGGATTTTCGTTTGAATTTTTCATTATTCTTCCTTGTAATTTATTAATAGTTTCAGTTTATTCAAAGTATTATTTTAACAATACTGATTTTATTGCTTCTTCTACTGCCTCATATACTGCATTAAGGACTTTTTCTTCTGTCTTTTCATTAATGAAAGGTACATCTACCTTGTCATTTAATTTATCAATGATTTTTTGTTTGGTTTCGTCATTAAATAAGTAACCTGCTATTAGATCTTTAATATCCACTATTTCTCCTTTATTTGTTTTTCAAGTTTTGATATTCTTTTTTGTAGTTTCTTTACTTTTTTATCTACATCATTTTCTTCAAATACATACTTCATAATCTGTTTCACAACAGTAGGTGTTAATATTTTAATTATAGATGGTATATATATTCCCATTATATTACCACTTCTTACAACTCCAATATCTTGCAGTTGTTTTATCTTTTGCTGTGCTACATTTCATTCTTGCTCTAAATGATTTACGAGCATTTTTATTTTTTTTTCTTATTTTCATATTAGGATCTCCAAAGGTTACCCTTTTAGTTCTCCCACCATCATTAACAAATACTTGGAACTTTTTTCTACCATAACTTGTTTGTCCTTTTTGTATTCTTGTTGGTTTGTTTAAGTTTACTTTTCTACCTTTAAATTTAGCCATTACTTACCTAATACTTTCTTTGCTATTAAATACAATACTATTACACCAACAACAGTTATAACATCAACAAAATGATTTCCACTATCACTTTCAATAGAGCCTACAGGTGTTTGTATCTTAAATTGTTGAGGTTTATTCATCTTTTGCTGATTCCATTATTCTCATTATTTTATCTGTATTATCATCTTTTCTTGCATACACTTCAATTAATGCTTCGTATATACCTTGAAACTTTTCAACTTTCATTTGTACCTTTTTTTGCTGATCTATCAGTTTTATAATAATACCTTCCAACCTCTTGAAGTCCTGATCTAACTCCTGCATTAATGTTTTTTGTATGAACTGATTCTGCTTCCATATATAGAATCCGAATGCTATTGTCATCGCCACAGGAATACCAAATTGTTCCATAATCTGTAAAATATCCATTATTTATTCCCATCTATGAGTTCTCCTTGCACTACTGCTTTTCCTTTTATTATTTGTACTACATTAGTAGTAAAATGCCCTTTATCAAAAAAATCTACTATTGCAAAGGCATGACTCCAATTATGCTCTCGTCCTCCAAGCCAAGCATTAGATTGTTTACTCATATCCTTTAAACAGCCTAAACTTATCGCACTAACCTGCCCACCTAACATTGTAGCAGAGTGCATCTGAACATCATGAGTATGTCCATATATTATATTGCAACCTAATTTACGCAGATGATTAGCTGCGTGATATTGCCCACCATAAAAGTTTCCATGATGAAAGTATAGTTTTCCTATCTTTAAAAATTCGCTATTATGATGAAACTTATATCCTCTTTCTTTCAACATTAAGGCATTTTCTGTTTTATATTGTGGTAGATATGGGTGTTCATCTACAAACTGATCAAGCCATAACTCGTGATTACCTTGTACAAAATGCCTTTCTTTACAACCTACTTTATCAAGTGAATAGTCTATAATGTCCATTCCTTTATTTACTGCCTTTAATTCTTTATCCATATCAGGCTGTATATACTCTAAAGGAGGCTTCTTTTTTCTTTTCCACTTCCAATGACTAAATGCTTCCCCTTCTGTTGTATCTCCAAGATCTATGTATATATCAGGCTTACATAGTTCTATGGCTTTACATACTACCTTAATTGCAGCCATATCTGCTAATGGGAAATGTTTATCAGGGGTTACAATAGCCCTTTTTATCATTTTCTACCTTCTGTTGATTTCTTATACTTAATAGGTGCTTCTAAATCTTCTCCTTCATACTCTATAGGTACTAACATACAATTACAATTAGTACCACATACACTAAATTCACTTTTAGGCATACCTATAGTCTTAAAATACTCTAATTCTCCTGTTTCCCCATGTCTTGGCTTACAATCAGGACATATATTCTTACCTACTGTAATCCATTTGTATTGTTTTAAATTTTTTTGTTCAAATGCTTTTTGTGCCGCAATGTTACCTGCTTCTTCTATTGCATTTTTAGATATTCTTTTTACACCATTACGAAGTTGTCCAAATATTCTACCACCTGCAATAAGATCTGCAATTAGCACTTTTCTTACTTCAGATACTGCCATACCTGATAATCTCATAGAGTTTATCCTTGATGTTAAGTTAGATGTTACAATAAGAGCCAAATCATCAAACATTTTAGATATTTTAACTCCTAATTCGTCATAAGTGTTCATAGTCTTGAATATAGTTTTACAAGTTTAGATTTAAACATTTTATCAATCTTTTTCTCTGCTGCTTTAGTTAAGCCAAACCATTCTCTTTTTGGTGGTTGCCCTGCTGTACTTCCACCCTGATCATGATATTGTGATATATCAGTTCTTTTGTTGGCTACAGATACTGTAGATTTACCACTCTTACCTTTAACAGGAGGTAATCTTCTCATCATACCTGTTGCTATAAGTGGTTTAGTTGGTTGCCCTTTTTTTCTTTTTTGCTTAATTGTTGAGGCTGCTAATGGTTTAAATTTTCTACCTTTTATATCTGTAGATGTATCTAATCCTCTTTTGATTTCCTTAACACCAATTTGTGCTGATAAAAATACAGCATCATCAATTAATTTCTTAATGTTTTGATCAAAGTCTATATCATCTTTAATTTTTCTAAATTTTACTTTCAATGCTCTTTATAATCCTATCTGCTTTGAGTTCTCCTGCCTCAATAGCCTGTTTAAGTTCATCGTCAAGTGATTCAAAGAATTGTTTAGATAGTTCTGTCATATAGGCTTCAGGATTAGCAAGTAATTGATCTATATCTATAATCCTTAATAATTCATCTATTTCATTATCTATTTTATCCTCTAAATCAGATATTTTATCTAAATATGATTTAAGTACCTTCGCCATTTGCTCGGTTTAGTTTAAATATGTTATCAGTTGTGTCTATCTCTTGTTTCTTTTCGTCTAAAGAGTCTATTGCTGATTGTCTATCAGGGAACTTATCAGGATCATGAGCCATCATGTAATCATATTTATCTGCTAATCCATGTTGGAACTTCCAATCCCATTCTTCTCTTTCTCTTTCAAAATCAGGGAATTTAACTTCTGTATAGTCAAGGCTTATATCTTCAGGTAATTGTTTGCCTGTTTCTACCTGTATAATCTCTCTTTCAATCTCGTAAATATGTTTTTCTGCCCTTCTCCACTTCTCTACTTCATCTTCTCTTGCTTCAAGTAGTTCTAAATTCTCTATCTTTAATGCTACACCTGATTTGCTTCCTGATAATCCAAAGTCAAAGTTAAGGTTGTTATTGAATGCAATTGTTTTAAGTTGGAACTGAATACCTTCCTTGATGTCATTAATGCTTGTATTAGATGATATATTGCTCATAGTACCTTCATCTATTACTACTACCTTATTAAGCCCTAATTGGATATTGTTAGCATCTACTCTGCCCTCTATCACATACTGCCCACCTGCTGTTCTAATGTGGTGTTGTAACATAGTCATAGCAACATCTATTTGTTTGTTACCAAGTGCTATATCCATTGCACCCTCATTCCAAAATTCATCTACCATTGAGTTAGGCTGTATAAATGCAAATGGTAATACTCCATAAGGGTTAATATTATCTTCATTTACACTAATCTTTTTACCTGTGCTATCAAACATATAATGTTCTTCTGCACTCCAATATACATATAAATCTTCCTCTGCACTTCTCCAATCTGCTGTGGCTTTATTAAGTGGATATGTTAATCCAATAGGTTTTAAAGGATTAAGTGGATCCATTATAGGAACAAAATTCATTATAGGATTATATTTCAATTTTCCATCGTCCCACGCAATATGAACTGCCATTGTACCTAAAAGGTTGTGTATTCTTTCAAAAGATTTCATTTTCCAATCTTTGTCTGACGTTAAATCATAATATAAATCATTCTCAATATCTCTTACAGGCTTATCTTTGTATACTAATGATATACGATTGATTAGTTTTTTGGTAAGATTAACGCAATATATAGGTATCTCTTGTTGTAGTGTTCCTGAAAAGTATTGATCTATATATTTACCTGTATTGTTATAAGTGTAGTAATCAAGTGCTTCATCTCTTGCATCAAGCATTGCACTTTGATTGTCCCACTTTAATTGTCTGATGGATTCATCTATAATATCTTTTGCATTTGAATATACTATCATTCCCTCTCCTATGCCATGTAAGTTCTTGTAATTGGTTTTTTAACAGGAAATTCATAATCAACTGCATATCTAAAAGCATCTGTTAAGTGTGTTAGACTTGAATTAGACTTGTCTATATCTCTTGTTCCTTCTTTTAAGACTACCTGTTCCAAATCTTTTATGAACTCCTTACACTTTGAATCTACTATTGTAAATTCCATTGCTTTATTAACTGCATTAACACTATCCACTACTGATGGTGCTTTCTTCTTTACTCGCAATCCAAATCCCTGTTGTCGTAGAATATCATGATCACTCATCATTGCTGATGTGTGTCTATTCTTTCCTGCAGGATCAGGATAACAAATATAGTGTCCTGTTGTATCAACCATTTTCCATTTTGGTTGTAATAGGTTGGGGTTCTCGTATGGGTATTTTTCTTTTATTAGTTTAGCAATTCTTTCAGTCATTAAATCATAGCCTCCACTATGACTTAACTGTATTTCGTCAAACACTCTTATCTTGGGCTTGTCTTTGTATATCTGAAACAAAACACAAGATATTGGATCTACATTGAAATCCATTGCTATTCTAA